AATTCATCTGGTAATTCCAAGAAGCAGTCTCCGTTGCTATCTTCCTGGACTTCAAGGATGTAGCTCATTTGGACAAAATCTTTTCCATAAGCTTATCAAGCTTATCGTTAATTTGTCGAAAATTATCATGCATTTCTTTTATTTCTCTTAAGAAATCAACCTTTAACACGTAATCCAAAGGCATTCGGTTGATCTGATCTTCTAGTACATCAATCCGTCTTTTCTGGGATCCGATGTAATCAAAAGCTTGCTGCACTTTTTCGTGTTGCCTTTGTAGTATTTTATTAGCTACCCAGGAACCGCCTGTAATTGATGAGGCAATAGCGGTTAGCCCTATAGCGATATATTCGGGTCCCATCGCAAGACTTTTCTTTTTATTTTAAAACTAGTAATCAAGTTGTAATTTTCCTTTCTTCATAAGTCCGTTCACAAGCCAGACGAGAGCGTCAACACAATCGTCATGACCACTGACGCCAAAGTTGGTAAGTTCCTCAAACATTGCAGTAAAGGTTCGGTACCGATTGAAGATAATCTTGCGATCTTCAAACATACCCATAATTCCACGGAAACGCGCAAGTTTGTCGCCACGGAATCCCTTGACCGGATGCCAAATTAAGTTGTAGAGATTTTCGCCAGTCAAGCAGATGCGTTTAAAATCAGCCTCTAAAGAAGCCTGGTACTGCACCGCTTCAGACCATACATCACACGTTGAATGAGTAGGGAAATAAATATCGTTTTGATCTTTACCAATGATGGACCAATCATTAAGCAATTCTTTGAGAGTATCTAGTTTTTCTAGATTGCCCATGACGCGCAAGCGGCGGTAATCAATAATGTGGATCGTGTCTCCAATGCGACCACCCAATACGAACACCGTGTAATCGTTCTTTTCTTTTGTGCCAGAGGATAGGTCAACCCCTACGCCAAGACAATCAAACTCAGTGGCAATCTCAGCTTTAATCAAGAGTTCTGGAGCGAGTGACAACTCGTTCTGTCTGACAATCTGATTCATGTACTGAAAGGAAAAAGCAATTGGCGCCTGACGTTTTTTCTCTTTCAAATACGATAAGGACCACATTTCCGGCCAATAAGATTCTTCATCTCCCGTAACGGGATCTGAGGTAACAGCCGGAAGGACAATCTGCATCCAGTTGTTATTCGCATTAAAAGTAGTCGCATGAATATCATCATGCCGGAATCTAGTTCCAAGGCAAATCGCTCGTGCACCTTCGAACATCGTTGGTGCAATCACGGCGTTCCAGTTGTCCTGCATCATTTTCCTGATGTCAGGGTTAGAGATATCAGATGAACTCTTAATAGGGTCATCAATGATACAAAGGTGAGAGCGCTTGGATGTCACCGAGCCTTTCAAGCCAGCAGCGCAAAGAGTAAATTGCTCATCACCGGTTGTATCAATACCTGCAAACTTATGGTCAATTGACCAATACTCATTACTGGTTACGTTCTTTAAAAGCTTTACCGTTGGAAAAACTTCTTGATATTTTTTACTTTCAATGATTCTCTTAATCGTTGCCGACTTAGAACGTGCGATATCAACCGTATAAGAAAGATAAAGAATCTGCAATGGTTTTTTGTCGGCCGTATGCACTCCAATGGCCCATGCCGTAAACAAACCAAGGACGGTAGATTTGGCTGAGCCCCGTGGAGCTAAGAGATCAATATTCGGTCCACCAATTTTTACAAGGCACTGACTATCGTCTTGTGTTACCAGGTACTTGTGCCATTCCTTGTGATGCCGAGCAGGTGGCTTATCTGCTACGTATTCGCAGAAAAACCCAAAGTCTTCTCGTGCTCGTTCTAGGTCTTCTTGATTGTCCGTCTTGCGTATCTGACGATTTTTTGCAGCGGCAAGTGCTGTACGTCGATAAGCAAGATGGATATGAGAAGCCACGTAAAGTATGCGTAAGTACTACGATACTAACTTATTTCTTACCTTTTTGTTCTTTATACTTGCGTGCTTTATCTAAGGCAGCGCGACGTTTTTCTTTGTCATTCATTTCCGTGCCATCTTCCTTCTTGGCTTCTTTCTTTTTGAAGTGCTCCAGGAGTTCAGGAGGCATTTTATTTTTAGACATGAAAATTATTCGCTTAACTGCATTTTAGCCCATACACTCATTGAGGCATCTTGCAGAGGTCCTTCAATGGGCTCATCTTTAAAAATAGAAAGTATTTCACGCAATGCTCTATCGGCACCTGCCATTAACAAACCTTTTTTATCCTTATTAGATGTAAAAGTTTCAACTTGAGAAATAGTACTACGTAATTCTTTTTGCATTGCCGCAATACGAGCAACGCCTGAATCACGTTTTACAACACCAGCCTCAATGTCGTCGCGGAGTTTTTTAATATCTTCTTGCATCTCCTGAATCTCAAATAACAAAATCTCCCTGTGGTCAGGCTTGGGATAGTTCTGTTGATACCAGCAATCACAAGAGGATATGGCCCCAGAGTAGCCCAGGAAGCGAGCGTAGAGATAGCACTCAATCAAGGAATAATTAGACTCAGCAAACGCTAGAAATGCTTCCTGCGTTGCCGAGTCTTGATTGTCAAGCCAAAGCTCAAACAGATCAGAATTTATACGCTCGTTGAGACTGTTTGTAGTCCCTGGCTTCGTCCGATTGAGAGAACTCTTGTTGTTGGCCACGGGTTTCACGTTCTTGTTTACCAGCTTCTTCCATTTTCTTCTTGGAAAACTCATAGGCGACACCAGCCGCCTGGCGATATTTATCAATATCAAACCAGTCGTCTTCTGTAGAAGGAAGATCAGGCCTTTCGTCTGCCATGGTTTTTAAAATCAGAAGTTAGACATCATGCTGGCAATACCCTGAGCAAAGGTGCCCTTGCGAGATTCACGCGCACTTTGCTGGGATTGCTCCATCTTAGAGCGCTGCAAGCGATTCAAAAGATCTTGGAATTTACCAATATTCTCTTGCGAGAGATAATCGTCATCAGTACCGGACTGAAGATCTTTTGCGGGATTTTTGGCAGGCTGTTTTAGGCTTGCTTTTTCTTTTGCTTCTCGATCAGCTTTTTCTTTTGCTTCTCGCTCTCGAGTAGTTTTTTCTTGTGCTTCTCGCAAAGCTCCTTGACGCATTTCATCACGAACTTGCTCTTGAAACTTGCCTTGCATTAAATTAGGGTTAGACTTGACAAAGTCAAGCATTTCTTGACTGCTGACGCCCCGTTTTAAATTTTGCAGGTAATCTTCGCGACCAAATAATTTAGGGCTTTGCCCAAATTCTGTAGAAATTTTAGCCATTTTAAAAATAAAATTAGAAGTTGGACATCATGCTAGCGATGCCCTGAGCAAAGGTGCCTTTACGGGTTTCGCGTGCGCCTTGCTGAGCTTGCTCCATCTTGGAACGCTGCAAGCGATTAAGAAGATCTTGGAACTTAGCAATATTTTCTTGCGAGAGATAGTCATCGGCAGTGCCGGACTGAAGATCAGACGCGGGGTTCTTGACGGGATCTTTTAAATTAGCCATTTTTAAAACAAACAGTTCCTTATTTAAATTATAACAAGGTTAGCTTAATGCGTAACCAATAAGACCAAGCATACTAGACAACCCGCGAATATTTTCAACTTTTGCCATGCCAGCATTAACAACGTTTTGCATATCTACATTTTTTAAGTGTTCAATATCTCCGATTGACATTCCTTGTCCTGGCTTTAAACCATACGAACTGGCAAGTGCTTGATTACCAGGAAGTATGGATTGATAAGTATTAGAGATTAAGCCTGACTTGTCTCGGCCTATGTTGCCATATTCAAGCTGAAGTTTCTCTTGGTCTGCCGTCAGTAAATAAGGACGTGTAATTTGACTAGAAGACAATTGCTCACGCATATAGCTTGGCATTTCACTTGCGGTAATGCCTTGAGCTTTTGCTTGCTGGATTAAACTTTTTTCTAACCGAGGAGTTACAATTCCCTTGTCTAAACCAAGAAGGTTTGCTTGGGTGGAAATAGCAGTTTCTGTAGCTTGTTTATAACGTAGATCAGGATCGAATTTAGCCAGGCGTTCATCGATAGCTGCTGTTGCTTTTTCAGGATTAAAGCCAGCTATTTTTTTCTCAAGTTTGGCAATTCTTGCTGCATCTGCGGCTGGATCAATAGATGCTTTCTGCTCTTGCAGAGAAGAAATTTGTGCCAAAACATCTTTTTCTGCTTGCCTATTTGGGGTAACATCGTAATCCTTGCCCCCCATTAAAGCGTCAATTTTTTCTTGTATAGGACCTGTACGATCAGTTAATTTATTAATTTTTTCTTGCCATGTTTCCGGCCTTGCAAGAATTGCTGCTTTTTCTTGTTTAGCACGTTCTCTATTAGCATAATCTCCCGGATCATACCCAGGGATAGGACGCAGGTCTGCAAGCGCTGTAGCAAACCGTGTACGCTTAGCAGGTCCTCCGTAACCTTTGGCCTCTTCCTTGAAAGCCTGAGAAGCAGATAAAGGATCTAAAACACCACTGCGAATTTGTTGTTTATAACTACCAAAAATTTCTCCAATTGTTTTTTGTTTTTGAGCCGTTTTTTCTGCGTCAGTTTTGGCGTCTTGTTTTTCTTTTGTTTTTAAAAACTCTTCGAAATAAGACTTTGTGATAAGATCATCATCATTATTTGCCTGACCGAAAGAAATAGCACTAGTTGGGGAAATACCACTCATGACTTAAATCCTGTAGAAAGGTGACCCACCTGCAAGTGGAGAAAAGCCGCCGCCTGTACCAGCTAATGCACGTTGATTATAAAACTCTTGCGCAGAAAGTTTTTGTGCTGCGGGAGATGCAGCAAACGATGCCATCAAAGCTCGTTGTGCTGGATCAAAACGAAACACACTTGCTTCTTTTGCTTTCTGTTGGAGCTCGTAATCTAATTTATCGCGTTTAATGCCGTACTTACCTGCAATTCTTGCTGCTCCTTTTGTTGCTGCGGCAGATTGTGCAGCGGCATCGCGTGTGGCATCACCAGCCATGGCGGCCCCAGCGATTGAACCTACTGCGCCAAGAATGCCTCCGATGATTGGTAACACTGGTGCTCCTCCTGATGAACCGTAGCTAGGGGTGGGTGTAGACGATGGCGCTGTTCCTATCGCACCTGAAAACCCTGGCTGATATGTAGGGCTACCACCAAAAGAAGTGGTTGCCGCTCCGAAACTAGGGCTGCTCCAGGTGGTTGAAAGGCCTGAAGGGAAGTATGTTGTCATTATTCTACAGCCCCTTTGTTAATTAACTGAAGTACTTAAAACGGTCTCGTAAGTTTGCGCTCTGAATGCCACCCTGCAGAATAGGACTGATGTTCCTGGGAATCTCTGCCAGGATACCTAGGGCATCTCTGTTATAAACAGTGTTTGCAATTGTTTGGGGGATGGAGGCAAGTTGTTTCATGCCAAATGCATCCCATGCCTCTTTTTTGCGTACATCACTGTACGCTTGAAGCTCTTCCCTCATGCGTTGAGGATCGTAAAGGTATTTTTGTTGCGCGAGACCATAACGCAAGAAGCCTTGTAAGTCAGGATCTTTAATACCTTCCAAGGCGCGTTCTTGCTCTGCATAAGGATTTACAGCGCTTAAAGAAGCAGCTTGCGGACTTATAGGATTTGTGTAATCAGCTTGGTCTATGTTGATGTTTAGACCATACTTACCAGCAAGAGGACCAGGCATGATCAGCTAATCGAAACGCTAGGAGACTGAAGAGCAACCATGTAAGGATTGCTGGATAAAACCTGACGCATGGTGGCACCACGCTCCCGTTGAGCATCAAGCACTAAGTTGGACTGTGCACCAAGGGTCATCTGCTGTAAATACGCATTGTTCTGCGCATTCAACATTGTTTGGGCACGTGCCAGGCGCCCCCGCTCAATCTGCTCAATCAATGGAATCTCTTTCTGCATTGCATAGAGATTCGCTTCAATATTGGCTTTATTTAAATCAGTAAGTGCACTGGTATACGTACCAAGAGAAGTACGGAGTTGAGTTTGGCCAAGCTCGTTTATGGCACGTTGTGTAGCAAGTTGAGAAGTCAGTTCTTGTTCCTTGCCCCGGATGGGTTCATTTGTTGCCCGTGCTTTGACGCGTTCAGCTTCTGAAGCAAAGGCCGGTGCGCCAAGAGTTGCGCCAACCGTGGGAAGAACGGCTTGGGCGACTTTACCGATTAAGCCGAATTTACCTGTACTTGGCAGAAAGCGAGCAACTGCTGCGCCACCAAGACCACCGGCTGCGCCACCTAACAATGCTCCAGCAGCGCCAAGGGGACGATCTGCTTGTAACTCTGAGTAAGCAGTGCCGAGGGCAGGAATAGCACCTAAACCAAGGCCGATACGACCAGTTGGTAAACCGCCAACAAAACCTGCCGCCTGCGCAGCTGCTGGCTTCAATGCTTCAACAGCTTCCCTGCCCATCTGTTTGGCTTTGGTGCCAGCGTCTGCTAATTGCTCTCGCAAGTCAGTACGAGATGGCAATGGTTTTTTGACAGTAGAAGTACCGCCAGGAACGTAAGTTTCTCCTCGGCTAATAGCTTCATAATACGCAGGAAGCTCTTCAGGAGTCATTATGATTAGCTGTTTTTTATATCTTAAATTCTATCAGTATTCATACTTTGATATTCACCAATTGTTGGTAGCTGCGGACGATTTGCTTTAGCAATTTCATTATTGATGACGTTGCCAACGATAACACCACCGATAGAACCTAGTGCGCCACCAATGCCAGCGCGTTTAAATGTTTTTGCTTTATCGCCTCCAGCTCTTGTGGCTAGTGCGGTTGCTGCAACACCGCCCGCCAGACCAGCGACCATGGGAATAGTGACAGGATAATTAAGAACACGAACCTCTGGAACCCCTTCCAGATTTTCTGGCGTTGCCTTAATAAGACCCAAGAAACCACGATCTTGATAATAATTTCTTAAATAATTACCGTAACGCTCTGGGGTGAGATCTGGAATATCTTCTTTTGCTGTTTCATATTTCAAAGGACGACCCGTGCGCCCCAGGAAAAATCTCTCAAATAACTCTGGAACAGGTTGAGAGGATTCACGGCGATCCTCTGAACCTTCTTCTGCATACTGTTGAGTAAAACCTTTTGGCCTAAACTGCTGACCAATATTAGTAATGTCATAGGCACCAGCAGCAGCAACAGCAGGTGCGGCAATACCAAGGCCAATCAAACCCGTTTTCAATGGGCCAAGTTCTTCATATGCTTTCTCGCCAATTGCCTTTTCAATTGCTTTTTCTGCAATAGCTAAAGGATGGTTGTAACGCCAATAAACGCCACGAGTGCCATCATTTGTTAAGTCGGTAAGAACACGAGCGCTAAATGCACCCAAGAATTGAGCAGGTGTTTCGCGTAACGAAATGCCTTCTTGCTTTAATTTGCTTTTAAAGCGTGGTGCCAGGGTTGTGGGATAAACTTCTTTTAACCCCGTAGAAATTTCTTCTGAGGCTAGAAAACCCTGCTTAAGTGCGGAACCAAGATTTTTAACTTGTTGGGGAATCATGCAATCCTCCGCAACTCAGTGGCTTGCTGCATGTAATCAATTGGTTGGAAACTCTGCCTACGCCTGGAAGCAACTTCTTCTAGCGGAGGCGTCTGAGCTAAGAAGTCCCTGAATAATGTTGACTCTGCACCTTGTGCCTGAAGCATCGTTCCAGGGAACAAAGCCATAGTTGGATCATTATTTACAATGTCGCGTTGCACCAGTTGCTGTGCAATTTGCTGCTGTTGGGACATGTCAGTTGGCATAACCTGCGCTTGACCTGAACCAAGAACCATGTCAGTTGCAACAGGAGCTACGAGAGATACGCCGAAGTTGACTGCGTTCTCAAGTCCCGTAGGAACATTGCGCGTTATTTGCTTACCATTTTCAATCAGAGTTTCAGTCTTTGCTCCACCGGCAAGTTTTCTTGCGCCCAAAGTAGCGGGATAAGAAAGCAAAAGATCACTAAGTCCATATTTAATTGCGCCAGTAGGACCCTCTGCCAAACCACCTAAAACCGCATTAATAGCGCTGCCAATACCAACGCTTTTTAAAACGTCTTTATTTTGGCCCGCATAATTTAGTAGTTGCTGAAAGGCCTTCATATTTATCTACCTTTTTAACAATTATAAATCGTTAAGTCTTGGGTCCAGCTTGCTGTTATTTTTGCTGCTCCTTCACTTGTTGCTGCGAAGCTGGGGTTTTTGTTTCAGTAGGAGCTGTTTTATCTTTATCTTTGGAGACATCAACAAGCAGTTGCGCGACAGACGTTGGCCCTTCTAAATCACTTTCGGCACGACTTTCTGCCTGTGCCATGATGAAACCTTTTGGATCTGGATTGGATGCACGAGGCATCGGATTTTGCGCTTTTTTGTCTGGATTTAAAGTTGGGCTATAGCGATAAGCTTCAACCCAGATATCTGTAAAATCAGGTTGCTGCCTTGGATCATTTTCTGTACGTGGTCTGCCAGCTTCGAAGTCGTAATCCGTCTTGCGATTGAAGTGCCCAAGACCAGCAAACATCTGGTACTCAACCGTATCATCTCCAACAAAGTTGAGGTTGGGATTTAATTTGAGTTTGCGAGTTTGTAGTTTGTTTAAGAGAT